TTATCAAAATCTAATTCGGTAAACTGAACGGATGAATTGGCTGCCATATTATCTGTTTCTCTGTAAAATAACCGAAATCGTGGTTGGCGATGTTAAGTTTTGTATGAAAAAGGTAATTGCTACGTTATAACCATTGTGATCATAGTCTGGTGTTGCAACGACACTTGAAACTTTTGCTCTAGGTTCATAATTTTCAATAACATTTTGTATTTCTCTTTCTAATATTGCACCAGTAAGAGGTGAAATATTTTCAAATAACAAAGAACTAATCGATGATCCTAAATCTGGATTAAACAATCTTTCATAGTGATTTGTTTGAATTAAATTTCGAACAGATCGAATCACTGCTTGACTATCATAACTCAAAGCAATATCACCTCCAGCAGGTTTTCTGGTGAAGGTTAAGTCTATGTCGGAGAATACTTTAGTTATGTTTGCCATATCTTATTTATTACACTTATTGGGGTGGACCAGAATTGTCACCACCTATTGTTACTCCATCGTGTGTGTGGTGATCTAAACTAATACCTCCACCAATCACATCTCCTGTTGCAGTAATGCCACCATTGACATTGATATTACCATTCCATTGTAGTGGACCATTAAATGTCCATGAGTTTGCTATACCTGTAACATCACCACCTACTTGGAGATTTGCATTACCATCAACAGTTATATTACAAGTACCTTTAATGTGAACATTATTATCCGATAAAAGTATCTCATAATTTTTACCATACACTTTAGTGACTTTAGATCCATCAGGCGCAATCTCAAAAAAAGTATTTGCACGATGACTTAAATGAATCCGTTCAGCACCTGGTGTGTCGTCCATCTCAAATACATGACCAGATAATGTTTCAGTAACTCTATTATATGGTGGAACTGTGGCATATTTAGATGCAGGTTCACTCCAAGTTGTGCCATCTGCTACAGGAACATTATTGTCTAAGTTATTATTGTGTTTACCTACTAATGTGGTTTCTATTTTTTCATTTCGATATAATCTACTAGTAGTAGGTTCTCCAACTGGATAATGTGTACCCTCTGAGAATCCTTTAGACTTGTTTGCACCATTTACGGGAATACCAGGAAACACACCAATGATAATAGGTGCCTGACCTGATATATTATCAGTAAAAAATCCAAATGCGTAATCACCCACAACAGGTACTGCACTTGTCATAGAAACATTTGTTGAGAATGATGGTAATGCCCATGGTAAATCTGATTTGGGTAACTGTTGAAGATTATCTGTATGCCATCCAAAGATTCTCACTTGGACTCGTGCAAGATTAAGTGGATCATCTACCGATTCAACTACACCCATCCACCAAATGAATCCATCTTTACCAATAAAGTTTTCCATTATGATTGTACCGCCTGTTGTATTGCTTGATGATTATTATCGATAGGTGAATATGCAGTTGTAGTGCTTTCTTTACATATTTCTAGAGTTGTTTGAAACACACCGCCCATTTGAATCATATGTCTAACAGCAGTCACTAGATATTTACCTGAATAAAAACGATCAGATTCTTTTGTTGGTTCGCCTGAATCTAAAGTATTTAAACTAAATTCAATAGGTGTTCCAACATATATTCCAGAATCACCGGGTATATTTAATTTAATAGTGGTATAATTTGCTAGTGCTATTTGTGCAGTTCTATATGGTACATATGTTTCAATAAAGATATCTTTAGCAATTCCGGCACCACTTTTATTTTTTATATATGGAACATTAATTTCATTACTGTTCGATGTTACAACTTTTACTACACTCTCATAACTTTCATTTTGTGTTTTATTTAATCTATTGACAAGATAGTTTGTTGGTGCATATTCGTTTAATTTGTCAGATTTACTGATATAATTAGCAAAATCAAAATCTGTTGTATAGTGTGATCGAATTAGAGGATCTATAGAAATCAATCGATTGGCAAATGTTCCAGCAGAAATTTCGTGAAGAGCATCGTATGTTTTTATAATTTCATAATCTAATATTGTAGTTACTTTTTCTTGAGTTTGTGTAAAATCTTTGCTCAAGTTTTTTGGTTGAAATTTATATGTCTGATAGATATCATCAGAGTACATTGATTGTAGTGATCTAAATGTAAAACCATATCTTGATTCGAAAAACAACATATCAGAACCAGAATAACCAGCAGGCCTAGCATAAGTTGATAACCAACTGATGGCTTCTAACGGTTTCATTCTAGGAATAATAAAATCATAAACACCTGTTGTATCATCAATAACATCAATCTTATCTGAAACTTTCAACTTGTTAGTTAATATATCAGTAACTATATCTGATATTCTCTGACCTTTGTATGATTGTGTAACTTTGATTTGTTCCGATAGTAGAAATTCTTCAGAACAGAAATATAACTTATATGATTCACTGGACATATTTCCGGAAGGTTTTCGATCATCTATTTTATATACTCGAAATATTTGATCATCATCATTTGGTGCGTCTTTGACTTTACCAAAGTTCACTTCAATAAATTCATTACCAGTCAATTGAAGTTTTTCAATAAAACCTTGTGCATCATTAACTGTTACATATCCATTAATGCAAAAACTATAGATGTCCTCATTATATGAAAAATCTATCAATAGTTTTTTCATGTTCATTTTACTTCCATCTGATGTAATCAGATTGAGTTTTTGTATTTCCGAATCTGATGGAAATGTAATTCCTTTCGGATCTGCGAACTGATCGTCTGCCATATTATTGTTTCATCAAAGATTTAAATTCTGCTTCAATTTGGTTTGCATAAATTTTGTTGATTATTTTAATATTTCTTTTATTTTCATTCACTTGTAATTCATAGTCATAAATACTTTGTGCGTTTTTGGTTACTTTAATTCCTACTGGACCTGTACTGGTATTTACGGTAGTTGAGTATGGAAATAAAGTATTATAATCTGATTGATCAATGGCAATAGTATCTATTGTTGTCGTTTGAGAATTTGCATCATATTTTGTGATAATCTTCTGATATTCATAAATTGTGCTGTATACATTGGTAGCTGGATACTTATTACTCATGTAGGCAGCAAATTGTGCATAACTTAATGGCCAAGACCATTGTGGATCAATCATTTGATTTGCATATAATACCAACCAATATCTATAACTATCACCATAATACTTATCGGCAACAATTTCTGGCGTATCACCTTCTTGAACGTCATAGGTATAATATATTAAAGGATTAGTTAGTAATGTTTGAATAATACTGGTTCTTGGTAGTAAATTGATTATCGCAGACTGTATACCGTTAGTATCAGTATACACAATTTTTGGTAGTTGTTGAAAATATCTCATTAGAATCCTTGATCAACTTTTGTTCTATCAATGAGTGCCATTTCTTTAAATGATAGAGAAAGTGTAATTTGAGTTGGTGCGCCTGTTGAATCAAAAGCGGACCATACACCATTTGGTGCATAACCTATTTCAATATCAGTCAATACACATTCTTCAATCTTGTTCAAATAATTATTTGTTGTTCCATTATAAAGATATTCAATAGTGAAAGATGAAGGTGGTTTAAAAGCAAATCCTCCATATTCGGTCATTATTGTTGGCGCTGCATGATGTTTAAATGTTTTTATTATATTATTTACTGCATCAGATTCTTTTTGTGATGATGGACTAAAAGTAAATGCAAACTGAAAAGTTCTAAAATCAATACCATCAAAAAATAATTGTTTCTTTGGATTAATTGCTATACCTAATGTACTTGATAATCCAAATTTTGCTGCGGGACTGTCCGTAGCACTTATTGCTGTTGATAATCCACCTGCGAATTTTCCTAATCTTCCTCCAAATGATGATATACCACCCGCAGCAGAACCTAATGCTTCCAACTCACTAATTTCAGTATATGAAGCATTATAGTTATTTCCTATACTATCTGGAATATATAATGATATTGTTTGTTGTATTCTTGTTCTTTCTGGTTGAAATGGTAAACTACTTTTTAATGTAGTAACTTTTCCATCGGATACTTCAGATTTTTTATTATCTTCTTTATAACTACTGGGTATGGTATCATTAATAGAAAATTGAATAATATGGCCACGAGTATCTTCATCCAAATTTAAAGGATATTTTAGATTAGTTGGAATGTATTTGTTTGTATGTAAACTAGCAAGAGGACCTCGAGTAACATCTGGTGAAGTTACCGCACCCTCACTTCCTACTATGTTTTGAAGTTCTTCAAACTCTGCCATTTTCTTTCCAATATGTTGAATATATACTATTTATGAGTTATTCTGGTAAATTTATTCCTAAGAACCCAAACAAATATGTGGGTGATCCAAATAATATCGTCTATCGTTCATCATGGGAATGTCGTTGCATGTCCTATTTTGATCGTACTGATGAGATTATCTCTTGGGCATCTGAAGAACTTGTGATACCATATAGATCACCAGTTGATGGAAGAATGCACAGATACTTTCCAGACTTTATCATTCGGGTTAAAACTGGTGACAAAACTAAAACTATTATGATTGAAGTTAAACCATATAAACAAACTCAACCACCTAAACAAAGAAGTCGAGTGACCAAACAGTATATTACCGAGATAACCACATGGGGAGTCAATCAGGCCAAGTGGAAAGCCGCAGAGGAGTACTGTAAAGATCGCAA